AACTCTATTAAATTGAGAAAGCATTTTTTGGAACCCAGAAGATTTTTCCATACTCATTAATACATTAGTTAGATCACCAACGGTGATCTTACCATCTTTATTATAATCTAATAACGGATTAGCTTTGTACGCCCCAGCCTCTTTAGGATTTTTACTATCTAAAACAACAACATTGGCATTTTTTACTGGATCATCACCGTTCCATTTTTTTAATGCTATTGGCCATACATTTGCAACATAGTATTGTGTTGCCGATGTAAATGATTTACCTCCAGCCAACCCCCTATGTGATTGAACATATTTTTTAACAAAATCTAATTGATCTTCAGCGGGACGTTTTTCAAAATTTAATGAATCTTCTTTTGACAGACCCATACCTTGTAGTGTTTTTGGCATAAATTGTATTAGCCCCCTTGCCTGATATTCTGGATCCTTAATTGATTTATTCACCGCATTAGGATTTGCCCCAGACTCAAGATACATTACTAATAAAAGATCTCTCGGATTCATTCCAAGCTCTTGGCTAATGTCATTAAGTTTATTGGAGAAAGATGATGATATCATATTATTCTATATTGAAGTTTATATCTTCTTTAATTCCTTCTGCAATAGCAAGTAGTTTTAGACTTGCTTCTGGATTTATATCTTCAAGCTCAGCAGAATATTTCAAAATAGCAAGCATTAACGATCTTGGGTGATTATCTGATGCTATTTTTTCTATTTTGGTAATGAACTGTTTTGATAGTATCTGTGGTAATTGTTTATTTTTATCTTGAATATTATTGTATGGCTCTTCGCCGGGTTTTGGTTTATTTAATTCATCAAGAACATCTAATGATTTTTGTTTGGTTGATGGAGCAATATTGGTGAGATTTATTGGCTGATCTGGTCCCATTTGAGCAGAAGGTCCTTGTTGCATTGGAGCCTGTGTTGTTTGTGGATTAAGTTTCATCGCACCAGGCTGATTCAATAAATCTTTATATTTCTGTCTATCTAGTTCTTCTGCTTGTTTTTTATCGGCAACCATTTTTTCATGTTGTTGTTTTAATGGAATTATATTTTTTTCATAAAACTTAACGAATGACTTATGGTATTGATCAAACTTAGACATAAAACTTTTTGCAACACTTATATATATACTTGGTTTGCCTCTTGCTAATGCTGTTGCTAATTTTTTAAATGTTGCTAACAAAAATTGTAAAAATCTTTGACTATCGTTGAAAATATTTATTGAGTTAGTTTTTAAGTCTTTTAGGAAAGATATTGAAAATCGCTTTTCTAATTGACGCATAGCCGTTGCGCGCTCATTAGTAAGATTATGCCACCAATCAGAAAGACCTGCTTGTTTTTTAAACGAAGCCATTACTTCCATATCATTTACGAATGATACTTCATTTAAATTTAATTCTTTATTTGGATCATAACCGAATATGCGTTCTTTTTGTTCATCATCAAACTGATCTAGTAGAACGGAAAAACTATCCATATCTACATTTTTTATGAACTTATCTAGTTCAGCAGCAATATATCTACACTTCTCGTGGAATGAAGACATAGTTGATGCAGCAGAAAGATAGTCTCGGCGATTAACTAATGATTTTGCTGATTTGATTAAATCTTTTGATTGTTCGGAGTAGCCACGGATCTTCTCATCAGTTTTTCGAAGATCATCCATCATTTTTTTAAACTTGGGATTTATGCTTTCTAATAGTTTGCTTGTTATATTAGCATGTTCACGAAGTTTATTTAAAAGTCCACGTTCTTGTGCATTCTTATCCATTTATATCTCCTAGATATAGTTCAATAATATGTGAGATTATTAGGGGATGTGGCTATTTTGCCTGCTGGTGATGGCATGTCCCGAGAACATGTTTAGCAAAATTACGATTATTTTGGCGGAGTTGACGGTGGTGAGGTTGTTCCTCCACCGCCTCCAGTCGGTGCTGGAGTTCCGCCAGACGGTGCAGGTGGAGGTAATCCTTCTGTTGGTGGTGGTGGCATTGCTCCGCCTCCTCCACCGCCACCTGATCCCATACCCGGAAGCGGAGGCAATGATGATCCGCCTGCTTCTGCACCTGGTTGTTGCCCAGCCGCATCCGCATAAGGAGATTGACCAGGCAACGCTGCTGGAGCAACTTCTGGTATATCAGACTCCTCATCAAGGGCTCTCAATTCATTCAATGCCATTGATTCCAAGGAAAGAAGCTCTTTCTTTCTCACGGCTTCTTGGATATCCTCTTTCTTCATCTTGCGACGCTCTTCATCATACTCTAATCCTAATGATCGATACAATGTTTGCTGTGATACTCGTTTTTGATCACCAGTTGATAGTGCAACTAATTGTTGAACATAATCCATAGTATCGAATATACTCATATGACTCCACTCTACTGTTGGAGTAATTAGTTTTTTCTCACCATCTTCATATTCGTAAAACTCATTTAATTTTGATATTGGAGCGAATATCTTATTCTTTAACCAAGTGCTCATCATATTACGGAATGCCATATATCTTTGACGGAGAACATCTAATGATACTCCACCATTAGAATAAGTTATATCTCCGCCACCATCCATTAATACTTGTGGAACCATAAGTCCCATGAATATCTCTTTTAGTAATTGAGTTATGTCTCCAGATATATCTATAATAGCAGAATTATATCCGACACGTTCCACCGTCACGGCTTCATGAGTAAATATTTTGAAGTCTTGATCATATTGAGCTTCTGCGAAAGCATTTCTCCATATATCAAGATCTGCTGGTTGTGGCTTATAATCTGCTGACCCTACTTTGATTAATGTAAGTGGATTAATCATATTTTGTGCTTGTGCAAACTTAGCCTCGCGAAGTTGATCGAATAACATTAGTTGTCTAAAACAACTAACTGGAAGACCTGTTCCACGAACCTCGTATGGACTTATTCTTCTTGCTAAGTGTGATATATATAGATTTTCTAATGGTATGTTTTCACCACGTTTAACGTGCTCTATTATAGTTTCATTTACTTGGCTTTTTTGTTCAATATCTGCAGGCTTATTAGAATAAACAAGTCTACGAAGATTATCATCTGGACGCATCATAATAAGTGGCTCACTTGCAATAACTGATTTTTGTACCACCATATAATCCGGATTTTGAATTACAAGTCTGCTCCACACTGCATTATTTTGATCTAACTCTCCATACACGAATGCTTCACCAAGAAGCCAATATTCCTGAGCAACCTGTATACATATATTCATGAGATCAATATCTTCAATCATTGTATTGAAGAAGTTTTCAACCTTACGATTTGGACAACGAATTGTTAATTTAGATATAGGATAGGTAGAATGAAGATTAATGGCATTTTGAACGAATGGAGCTAGGGCGTAAAAAGATCGTAGCCAGCTATTGATTGTTGCGCGGTCGCGGGGGAGATTTAGATTTGAGTTCAACCATAATGGACTATATACGGCTGGTGCTTGCCTGGTTGCCTCACCGCTACCTCCGCGCCAATTAGCACCTGATGACTGACCACTGGACAATACTTGTGCACTCTTTTTTAAATTACCACTTAATGTAGAAACATACGATGCAGGACTTAACTCGCTTTTACCATTACCAGAACCATCTCTGTATAATCCTCGTTCCACCTCTTTTGTTAATTGTTGCTGACGATATTTAGAAACGTTTTTATACATATCATTTGAGGCAATAGGTGGCAACCCTTGTTTTTGTAAAAATTTACCATTATTCGACATTAGTTTCCTTGATATATACTATATCATTAGTCATCAATATATTCAATCTCATTTCATTCTTGGCAGATATGCTACTAATACAGGAGGTTTATCTTTTGCAGGATCACGCATATGTGCCGGATTTTTGATTTTAAATCCCTGGCTAACATAAAATTTATACGCTATATATGCATTAAGTATTGCCATAAAATAATCATTTGGGGTACTACCTTTAATATAGTGTGGTGTTATATCACCAGCGCGACTTATACTTGGTTTTATTTCCATACTACATATATGTTGAATCATCATTGCTATTTGTTCATAGCTTCCCATCGGGATTCTAATATTACCTTTTTTCATTTGCTCATATAAATCTGCAATCCAAAAATCACGTTCAAACGTAATTACTTTTGGGAAAACATCTGAATTAAATTTTATATGCTCATTTACTCTGTTAGAAGCCTGTGATGAAAGAAACTTTTCTCCATACTGAGTTTGAAGAATTTCATTTAGATCATTAGCATACCCTAAATCACATACAGCTAAATTAACGGAATACTTTCTCATTATCTCTTCTATTAGCCCTTTTTTACTGGCAAGATCGTTTCTTTTAAATGCGGTTGCAAACTCTATAGACATTCTTTGTGGTCCAGTCATTGCAATAACAACTGCCGTGCTATAACTTTGACCTTGTGGCTTTACCCTATCTGAATCAACTAATTGCGCTAAATCATTCTTAGCCCCAATATCAATTCCTAAAAATACCGGAAGATCTTCATCTGGTGATATGCTTCCTCTAAATTTTCTACCAGGATCTCCGCATAATTCTCTAACCTGATCCATTGTTATTATAGTCGCTTCACCATGGTAAAATTCTCCAAGAATTTGCGTTTGATACGTCTTCTCTGAATTAATTGGATTATTTTCTGGTTTTTCAGATATAATTTTTTCTTTTGTAAATGTTGGAATATATAATTGATTTATATGAAAACCTATATATTTAGATTCCTGTTGATCTTTTAAACCAATCCATTTACCGTTTTCTGTTGCTTCCCTTTTATCTTGTTCAAACCCGCAATGTGTACATCGTACGGTATAACCGTATAGCCATATATCTTCCCAGTCATTAGTTCCCGGTGTATATAATGGAAAATATTTTTTACATTTACCACACCCTAAATGAAAATACTGCTGTGATGATGCGTTCCATAAATCCCAGTATGTAGACCCTCTCAACAACGGTGTACCGAAGTATACTTGAACACCTTCACCTTGTTTACCATATTTTGACTGTGTAAGTATTTTTGATGAATTACCTATTGCAATAGACATCATTTTTTGAACTTCATCATAGAAAATGATATCAGCTGTTTTTCCCATTAAACGATTTCCATCAACTCCAACGCTTTCAATCCATAAATGATTTCCACCAACAAACTGCTTGAATGAAAGAGTATCATTACTTTCTGATGAATTATCTAATAATGAATGCATATATGCTTTTTTCTTTATACCTTTTATTTCATTACCAT